CAGCTAGTTTTGCGTTAGTGATTGCACTGTCTGCAATCTTTGCTGTAGTGACGTTTGCATCAGCGATCTTTGCTGTAGTAACAGCAGCATCAGTAATTTCAGAAGTACCAATGGCACCATTAGATGCAGCAGTAATCCGGCCTTGTGCATCAACAGTAATGTCAGTAGCAGTGTAGCTACCAGCAGTTACAGCCGTGTCTGCAAGTTTGGCAGGAGTAACAGCATCATCAGCAATCTTGGCTGTCGTGACTTGTGCATCAGCAATATGAGCAGTGTCGATAGAACCATCAACGTAGTGCTCAGAGTTAATGCTGTTGTCAGCGATCTTTGTACCATTGACAGCATCGGCTGCAATCTTTGCTGTTGTAACAGAGTCTGAAGCTAGTTTATTAGCAGTAACAGAACTATTTGCTAAATCTGCTGTAACAATGGTGCCATCAAGAATGTCAGTTGATGTGATATAGCCGGCAGGTTGGTTAATAACCTTATAGCCATTCATGTCAAGATTGGCATACATCTTAGGGTTTGACGGCGTACCGTCTTCCGCAATAGATGGAACTGCCGACAACTTTTGATCACGAAGTTCTTTAATACCACGTAATGCTTGGATCTGGTTGTTGTCGAGATCTTGTGCTTTGATGGATGCACCTGCTACAAAATCAGATTTAGGATGATCTTCGTCTACATCAGTTTTACGTAGTACAATGACCCGCGTGCTAGGGATGTGGCTAGAAGTAAATGATACCTGTGTTGAGCTGACAGTGTAATGGGTTGTTACTGTCTTTTTGTCCCAAGTTTCTGTGCCTGCATTCCATACATACACAAAAAGGTCGTCGTCTTCAAAGCGGTCCGCACCAAACGGGAGTGTGTGGTTCTGCCCGCCCGAAGCACCGCTTACATAGTAAGAGTTGTTTGGAGTTCTAATAGTCATGGATTGTTAAGTTCAAGGACGGGTTGGAGTCTTCCCATTTGGTTTTCTGCTGCTCTAAGTTCTTGTTCTTCAGCCTCTAGTTGTTGTACATCTTCACGGCCACCTAAATTTTGCCAAGCTTCACTGCGAGCACGTTCAAATAAACTGTTAATAAGTTGATTATGAGTGTACTTCATAGGGTTACGCATAAGTGCTTTTTGCGATTCTGAATCTCCAAGTGCAGCATTAAATTTAGTTAAATAACCGACTTCTGATTTCATAAGGCGGATAGAATTTTGTACTTCTGGCCGTTTAGCGTATGCATTTAACAAATCTTCAACACTCAGTCCACTCTCACCTTTTCTAGTGCTTCTCCATTCGCCAATAGCTTTTTGGAATGCAGCTCGAATGTCAGGATATTTTTGTAATGATATACCGTCTGGGGATGTGTAATACAATGATCGTAAACTAAAATTAGACTCAAGTAACAGGTCTAATGCTTTTGAGTCACTAGCAAAATCCAACGGCACAGCAGATACAGCATTAAATAGCTGTACAAATTTTGGTTGTTTGTTTAAAGGTTTACCGTTAAGAATATTAGATTTGTCAGGCAAACTAAAAGGACTATTGTCACCACCAATGTTTCCTAAAAATTTGTTACGGTTTAAAATAGAAGATATAAAATCAGAATTAATTTCTTTTAGATAAGGATTTAACGCATTGCCAAAGTCGTTACGAAGACCTCCATAAGGAGCTTGTGTATTAACTTGGCTTCCAACAATCCGACCAATACTAGCATCAGGTTGTAGTGTAATTAAATCAACTAAACTTTCCATTTGAGTTAACATAGGAAAATCAGTAATTACTTTTGCAATAGAACCTATAATTTTTGCAAATGATCCATCAACCCACTCAGGACCCATTTTATGTGCATTGTCCATAATAATATCTACAAGCTTAAACATTATAAAATGAGTTTCAAGCAGGTTAATCGGTACACCAACATTGTTGAAATATACAAAATTATTTTTTTTACCTGCTGACTTTAGTGCACGTTCTTGGCTTGGATCAATATCTGCACCACCGCTTGTTTCACCTGTAAGCTTTTTATATATATATAGACCAAGAAGCGCAGAGCCAATAAATTGACGGCCTAGTACATCACTTTTTGCAGCTTCTAAATCTGCTTCATTATCGATACCATAACGTCCGACTGTTTCTTGATAGTTTTCTGGTGTAGCTTTAAGGATTGCTTTTTGCTGAGTAAGTACAGGACCAACGAGAGGTAGGTTTTGGACGTTAAGTTTAATGATATTATAAGCTGGGGTTCCAAATGCCACAAATCGAGCCAGAACAGGATGACTGTTCATCATCGATTGCATAGCATCTGGTATGCCTTCTAATGGTGTTGTTAAGGTATTTTCCTGTACAAGTTTAGCAAGATAAGGATCTTTAAATATATCAATATTACCTTCAGAATCTAATAATTGATTAAAATATAATTCATCAGCACGTTTTATAACTTCAGGTGTAATTTCAGCCATGTTACCACGTGCTTGTTCTTCTAAAGCATTACGGTATGCTAATCCTTTTGACCGCATTTTAGCTTGAATAAATGTCCAACCTTCGTCTATTGGCCCCATTATACGTGATGAATAGGACGACGCAAGCGCTAGTGGGTTTGTAGATGAGTTAAAAAACCTATGAACTTTGGCTGTATTATACCAAGCTTTGTCAGCTTTAGTGCCACGTTGGCTATAAAACCTTTCTGCCCAATCCCAGTTAAACTCATCTTTGTTGTAAGTTGAGTAACGGCTTTTATAACCATCACTTTGGGTAAAGTTTTTTTTAAGTTTAGCCCTAAAAAGTTTCCAAGCATCTGGTAGTGCTTCAAAAAATGCTGCAAACTCAGCAGTGGCTTCGATAGCATCGAAACCAGATTGATCAGAAGCGCCAACAAGATTACGAGCATTGGCACCTAACATACGACTAAGAGCACGGAAAAACGTAATTTCAGCCGTACCAATCATAGCACGTTGAGGAGTCTTAGGGCTGTTTAGTGCACTATTCATCCACACGCCTTGCATTTCACGAATCAAAGCGCCAGATTTTTTACGCATGTCCCCTTTAGTAGATACTACAAAATCACCACCACGTACTTTTTTACGCATGTAAGCTTCAAGGTCAAGCCAGTTGCGAGTGTTTTCTGAAGAAGAAAATACGTCAACAATAGTTTTGTTAAGATCTGGATCTCCCATTTCTTGTACAACTTCAAAGAAAAAATCAATATTTGCACGTGTGCTTGCAAAATCTTCATCAAGGTTTTTAGCAAACTCTTCAGGTGATAGATCAGGAGAGTTAAATTTAAGTGGACCACCTTTTTGGCGTAACTTGGAAAGATTGTAAGATGCAAGTTTACGAGCACGTCGTGCTTGTCCTAAGCCAAATACAAGGTTGTCACGCAATCCAGTCATCGGACCGTCGATAGCCCAAATGTCAGCGTACTCCATGATTTCACGAGCAGCTTTAGCTTGAGTCTGTGCTTGTTTTAGTAGGTGACTGACCACCAGGTCGGTAACTACAACGTTTTCGCTAGAAAAAGCAGCAATGTTACCAGTAGCAGGGCCTTCACCAGTTTGCATCGGCAAGTCATCCAAGATAGGTTTGTAGTATTCTTCTGGAGACAACTTCATTGCATCATGTCCAATGATCTGTTGAAACCTTCTGTAAGAAGGCTCAAAAACTTCAGACACAGTTTTACGTGTTGTCACAGCTTCTTCTACAAGATCAGCATAACGCTCACTAGACATAAGGTCTTGAGCAATGTCTCGCATTTCATCAGAACCCATCCCGTTTTCGTTAGCCATGCGTCGTGTTTGAGCACGGGTAAAAATAGGATCTGTAGTGCCGTTACGGATGTTTTCTTTGTCAATGCGGTTAAGCTGGTCTAGCACTTTATTAGGGTTAGCTGTAGGAGAGGCATTACCTTGGTACAATTCAGCAACAGGTTTATTAACATACCCATCAAATTGTGCGGGAGGTAGTCTAGGCACATCACCTTGACCAGCAATTTGCCCAAGTGGTGTAGGACCTAAATCTCGTACACGTACCTGTTCAATAGCCATTTCACCAATTTGACGGTCCATGTCAGCTTGTTCAGCAGTATGAAGCTCTTTGAGTTTAGGGTTACCGGGAAACAAAGCTTCAATAGCTTTATTCAACCCAAAAACTATACCCATCTCTTGCATCATGTGCTTAGCTGTTTTTAGCAGCGGATGATCGGTATCTTCTACATCTAAGTCTCTAATCAACGGAACTTCGTTGAGAAAAGGCATAAGTGTTTGAAGTCCGCTCATAAGATCTGTATCAGCTTTCTGTGACCTGTCTGATACAGCAGCAGATAAACCAGTTATAGCTAATGAACCTAAACCATAAACAGCCATCGGTGCACCAATAGTGCTATAGTGAGCAACGTTTTCAAGATAAGGCCCCCATTTCGATTTTAAAAGAGGCTCACTAATGTTACGCAGAGGATCAAACTCAGGCAAATAACCTTCACTTCCGACGTTTTCACCGGCAAACATGTCTTCATAACGTTCTTTTAAAGTTGTTAAAGACCGTAATCCAGTAAGATGACCCTGTACAAGAGCCATTGAACCTTCAAGAATGTTTTCTTTTAGACCATACTCTTCTGCTGGTTTGTCCAAAGACTCTACCAAATCTAGTCCTGGGTCATTTTCATCAGGAGGTTCTTGACCAATCAAGTGATAGGGAACATCACCAGGTTGGAAATTTTCTGGAGGAGCAATTTCAGCACCTCTAACTTTAACGTCTTCTGGTGGATCAAGAACAGGTTCTGTCGTAACTGGTGGATCAACAGCAGGCTCTGTTTGAGGTAGCTCCTGTACAGTTGTAGCATCTACCTCAGTATCTTCTCTTGTTGTATCTAGATAATCTCTGAGCCCTTTGTAGTACGCGTTAGCCTTGTCCTCCGAAGAGTAAGGATTTTCCATAGTTTAATTAAATCATGTTAGCTGAAGGTTGACGTTTGTTGTAAAAATTTTTAACGTCTGTTTCATTGTATGAACGTCTTTCTCCATAAACAATAGTACCAGCTCGTGCCCATTGATCTCTAAATAGGCCATCAAAGCTTGCAAAAGACGTTTCAAGTCTATTTGTTTCTGGATTAATGTAAGCTCTAGCACGTTGGAATGCTACTGCTGCAATCAAATCGTCACCACGTAGTCCAAGATTAACAACAGTACGCAGTGATTTTACAAAATCAGGTACAGCCGAAGGGGCTTGGATATGTAAATCTTCAATGTTATACATAAAGATAGAATAGTCATCAGTAGTTATAGGTACACCATAACTTGACAATACGGGTTTATACTCTTTTCTAATATCATCTAACTCGTTGTGGTGATGAGCGTCTGCTTCTTCAGGAGTTTTAAATTGAACGCCTTGTCTACTGTTTGATGCACTAAACATACCTATGTTGTTAGCTCCATCACCAGGATCTTTATGACCAAAATAATTTTTTGTAGGATTACCATCTCTATCTAAATTACCTTCGGTTATGGCAATAGCATGTCGAATTGGATCACGTACACTTCTCTGCAAAGCGGGATGCACTGTAAAAGAGTGGTTAAAATCAACTTTTAAAAAAGGATTAATGTCAGGGTTTACAGAATTAAATCTAAAAACGTTTCGAGCTGCAGCACTTGGACTTTTCGGTTGCTCTAAACCTGGTACGTATGACATTTTTTTAAGTTTATCAAAACTTTCATCCAACGGTGCTGCTTTAAAAGGTTGACTTAAGTTTTTCCGAATCCATCTTTTAACATCAAGTATTGACATTCTAGGGTCACGGTCGGCTATAGCTCTAATTAACGGATGCACAGCATCAGCCCTTATTAACCCTTTATCTTGATCATCTAGATGTTTAGCTACATCTGCTGGTACTTGATATTGACCAGGTGTTAGATCTACATAGGGTGTATTTATCATAGCTTGCCCTAATTGTTCTCTGTCTTCGGTGAACTTGTTAAAATTAACTCTGTTGTCAAGGTATTTATCGAATTGCGGTGGAATTACAATTTTTTTAGTTTCTGAATCTCTTACAAATAAATCCAAAATATCTTGTGCAGAGTTTTGGTAAGCCTGCTCATACGTAGCCCCTTGAAGAATTTTTTCAGCAACAAGTGCGTTTAAACGAGTCATAGCTCTATTAATAATAACTGAACCCTGATCTGTGAACTCACCATTTGATATCCCACGATCATCTGAGAGTGATCTAACCATAGCTTTAATGCGTTCTTCAGCAAAATCTCTTGCACGGCTAATAGATTTAACGTCAGTTTCGCTTTTAATAAACGGACTTAAAATATTTCGTTGATTAAGAGAAAGCCCTTGTAGATCAGGGTGCGTCTCAACAATATAACCATCACGTTTAGCTATTTCTTCTAGCCCTTCAAATCTTTCAAGCTGTGAAAATTCTTGTTGTGTAACTAAATTGGTGACCCATTCTTCGTTTTGACCAACATGTTTTTTCCGCCATTCATTAAGCTGTTCTTGTTCCCAAGCGTCATCAGGACGCATACCTTGTGAAACCTTTTCATTAAACTGTCGTGTAATTTCATTTGCATCAGCATTAGCTGCAGATGCAGCCCGAGAAATTTCTGTTTCAGTTCGTTTGTCTATATATTGTTTTCTAAGATACAGGATTTCATTTTTTAATTCAGGTTTTAGTTCAGCTAAAGTCCTTCCGTTAGCCCAACTAGGTTTGCTGTTAAAATAACTATCCTCAACTTTCTTAGACAAAGCACCCTGTGTTGCTAAGTTTTTGAAGTGATCAAGCATGATTTTATTTGCGTCAGCACTTGTGTAAGGCTTACCGTTTTTAGGGTTGACGATTGCTTGTAATACTTTTAGTGACTGACTGTAGTCCTTTATACCAAGCCCAAACTCAGCTTTAGTACGTTGTAACGTAAATTCTGAGTTACGAATATTATTAGCAGAGGTGTAGCTTTGCTTAACTTTTTGCATAGTTTTGTTAAAGTTAGGCATAGCTGAAAAAACAACACGCTCATCAAAGTTCATGAGGTTTTGGTCCATAAACTTAGTAAAAGCAGTGGACATGCTACCAGCTAATTCACGTTCAGTTCCAGTAGGAAGTTTTTCATCTTTGATGATTTGCCTCATAAGGGTATCTTGCTGAGCAGCCACATCAGCAATAAGTCCTTGTTGGAAATGACGACGGTCATGTTTACCAATGTTTAGTAGTTTGTGTCCAAACTCAACAGAGCGTCCTTCTTGACGTGCTTTTATGGCTTGATCAATGCGGGTGTTGAATTCTGCTTTTTCTTCTGGTGATTCACCACTAGGAAGATCAAACTGACCAGTAGCTACCAATTCACGTGCAGCGTTATAGTATTTAAGTTTTGATTGTTTAATTAGATAGTTCTTACGTTCTTCAAGTTTACCTGCTACTGTTTGACCTAGTTCAGCAAAAGCCGTTAAGTCATCACCAACACGTCCAGCGTTAGCTACTTCAGTTTCATAATTAGCCTGTACGCTTGCAAAGTAAGAGTTCAGACCAGCATTATAAGATTGTGTTTGGTCTGAAAATTGTTGTGCGTAACTCATGTGAAAGTACTCGGTACATAGTTAGTCAAACCTTGTGGGGTAACGATGTTATTTGCGTTAATGTTAGACACTCCTGGGTTTATGATTTCACTGGCTCCGGTTCCGGCTCCGCTGCCAAGATTACTAAATGCACCAGCACCAGCAGCAACAGACAGTGCACCCATAGCTACACCAGCAATAGCACCAACAGGGCTAGGATAATCTAGGTACTCAGGTACTTCTGGAGCAGGACCAGCAACACCAGCACCTTGGTTGACACTACGATAAAGATCTAAGCGGGCTTTGTCGCCCTTCAGGCGGGCTTGTCGCTTGTTAATGTATGATTGGATAGCTAACTCATCAGCGGCTGCATCTAGCTTACCACGTTGACGGCTAGCTAAACGAGCCTGGTTAACACCGTAGCTCCTAGCTCTACCGCCTTCGTTAGCAAAGTTCATAGCCTGCATTTGTTTTAGTTGCAGTTCTTCGTCTTGTGCCAGAATAGCACGAAGCGCCATGTCTTCTTCTAAATCAACTTGTGACTCCGCTTTTCTAGCAGACAGTGCGGCTTCGTCTTGACCGATGTCTACGTCAATCAGTTTAGCTGCATACAAACCAACCCTATCTAGATTGCTTTTCTCGTATGCTGCTTTTCGTTGGTTATATCCTGATAAAATGTTTTTGTTTTGAGCGTCAACTTGAGCAACCTGGTTGTTATGACCTGCAATGGCCCCAACCATTTGGCTTGCCCCCATCAACATAGTTACGGGTTCAGCGCACACGGCAAAATTCTATAAAGGTTAGTTTGTTAGGTCCATGCTCTAACTCGCGTAAGAACTTAAAACCTAAGAATTTGAGAAGCTTTAGATGGGTGGTGTTTCGCTTGTCAACTATGTTCCAGAGAAGTTTTTCTGATCTACCTTCTACATAGCGTTTCGCTTCTCTGGCGAAAGTAATTGGATATTTATGAATGGCAGGAGTACAAAGCATCCAAATAGCGCCTTGTTTGTTTACCCCTGCACAGCCAGCAAGATCTCCATTAGGTACATTAAAGTAAACAGCGTTGTGTGTTTTAGCACCTATAGGCAGGATGATTTTTGGATCATGTCCATGACCTTCCTCAACCTCTTTACGATCTTCTGGTAAAAGGTTGCAGGCTACCTCATAGGCAACCTGCGGTGTAAGCTTGTGAATGTACTTAGACACGTCGGTGGAACATTTGGGTATAGTCACCCTCCCAAGTCAAAGAACGAACGCTTGCTGGGCCAGGGTGTGTGGACTTAAGGATAACATTACAATTATGATTTCGTTCATACACAGGAACAGAATGAGTATGTTCAGCAACAAATGGTGCTTCTCCTGCATCATAAGAATCAAGGAATGCAGCATCAAAAGTATTAGTAAATGAAGCTTTGCCTAAACGTTTTAGCTCAACGTCGATCTGACCAACAGGTCCAAACCTAAAGTTAACACGTTGGATAGTCAGTGCAGCTCTAGTGTCTGCTACAACAATATCGTTTGATTTCTTTTTGACAAACAATTTAGGAAGTTCTACTGACATGTCAAACAAGAATCCAATGACTACTGTTTGTCCGTTAAAGTCACCATTAAATTTATATGTACTACCTGATTTAGAAGCTTGCACATACACAGCTCCTGTAGCTGTATTGACTACAGCAGCCGTACCAGTGCCTACAGCATTTGACCACGTAACAGTAGTCTCACCTGTACTAGCATCATAAGAACCAGCAGTGATAGACCTAGACGAGTCAAGGTGGATACGATAATCAAAGGAACTGTTTGTTCCGTAGAAATCATCACCAGACACAGTTCTAAGTGCATCTTTGTTTTGTAGCACAAGTTCTAATAATTTAAAATCAGAAGACACTACGTAAAAAGAGTCATCCAGAACAAAACAGTATTCAATGTTATGAGGTAAAGTCCATTTAAACCAAGCAGATTGTACTCGTCTATCTCCAGTGTTGTAGTATCTATATCCGTAGATGTCAGCAGCACCTGTCTTTACAAAAAATACAGTATTGTTTTCCCTGCTGTTTGATATTACATCAATGTCGTTTGGAAGTAAGGCAGGAACACTTTTTGTTTGTTCTAAAATCTGTGGTTCACCTTCACGTCGTACATCAAACATTTCAAAGAATCTGGCTTTAACACCAGCGTTGTCTAAGAATGCAATCGTAGTTCCTAATGAAATAGGTGACGCATCAGGACTGTATCGATAAGTAGAGATGTTTGATAGCTTACCTGTGTTTGGTGATAAATTATCACTATCAGTGTGTAATAGGAACTGTTGTGTTTCAGCAAAAATAACTAAACCAGTGTTTGTTTCTATACTATCAATAAATACTGTAGGTTCAGTAGAACTAGCTGCAATATCAATAGGATCGTTAGGGTTAACCAGCAAAGCAGTTTGGTTAAAAAATCTACCCAAATCACCAGAAGAACTTAAGATAACATTACCATTGCTTAAGAAACCTAAACGGTTACGATGGAAAAATGTTTGTGAAATCTTGTTTCCTATAAAAGATGGTAGTGGGTTAGTATCTTCGTCACCAGCAGCACGGTCACTCCAAGCACTGATACTGAACGTACCATCTTCAGCTTGTAGCTTAAATGTATCAACAACAAAAGCATTAGCACCAGACCTACGTATAGTTACTGGTAGCTTACTATTGTCAATTCTAATTTTAATACCAGGTTCAGCTACTTCTTCCCAACTGCCAATACCGCTGATGCCATTGTCCCCAACAAACCTAAGATAGTAGTCTTCTTCACTAGCTATTTGACTGTTAGATACGGTTGCAATATAACCATGTTTACATTGAGAAGGCAGTAAAGATGTATCGTTTACAGTAGCACCTAGAATACGCCATAAATCTGGTTGACTTGTTCCTACACTAAATTCACTAGAACTAGACAGGTATAAACCGTTACCAACACGTTCAACTGTAACACCTAAATCAGATGCTGCTGCTTGACTAAGGATGTCCTCAGCCGACAACGTCATGTTACCATTAAAGGTAGTAGGTTTAGGTCTAAATACACCGATGTTTTGCTTTAGTTTGATTTCTTGTATTTCAAGGATCTTGACTCGATACGTAACACCCTTAAGAGTTACATCAACTGTGTCATTAACAGCCCAACCATATCCACCATTTAGCAGCTCAATAGTAGGGTTATAGATTCCAACATAATCATCACCGTTGATTTCGGTACCAGCATTTGGTTGAACTTGAACCTGACCTGTGTTAGTGATTCTAAATGCAAGGTTTTTACCAGTAGCACCACCACCAGTCTCATCTTCAATGTACACTTCTGTACCTTGATCGGGTAAGCTTGGACTGATTCCTGTTTGACTGTTACCTCTAGAAATAGTCGGATAGGCAATAGTGTAACTAGCGTCTAGTTGAATAAGAGTCGCTTTACCTTTACCAGAGCCTGAAAGAACAGTTTCAGTAGAAGAAGAGTTAAATAAGTTTAGATTATATTCTCTACCATGTTGCAACTGCCTCAGTTCTACAAATGCATAGTACGGATGTAATTTAGCAGTAGCAGTCGTAGTATCCATTGTCACTGTTTTAGTAGTGTTAGTGACAAATGTATAATCGTTTACAGTAAGAAACTTGAGATTAGTAGCAGCAGTAGCTAGGTAACTGCTAACGTTATTAGTTACACTTATACTTACACTGGGATCAGATACTTTCCACATATTAACTGAGCCATTAGTCTGCACCTGTCCAATATAAGCACCTTCTGATTCATCACGGTAGTAGCTGAACCACGCTCCAGTGCTGGTAGCACCGGATAGAGAGTCGATAAGACGACTGCCATTACGCTTTACCAGACCATCTGTAATGTCAGGGAGTGCATTTACAAGGTTTTTTACCTGACCTGGTAGCATCAATTCGTCAGGCTGTTGTGAGATACCACCAGTAAGGCTAGGGATGGTCTGAGTAATGCTTGTCATTAGTGACGACGGAGTCCGTGATAAGGTTGATAAGCTTGATACGAAGTACCATCAGGCCAGCCCATAAAGTTATGGTCACCCTGTTCGCACTCATATTCAATACATGCCGCACGAGCTTGAGCCTCTTGTGAGCCAAGTAACTGTACAAGTTGTGGGTTTGCAATAAGTTGTGTTGCTGCACGTCCTGCAGCTCGGTAAGTGATGTAGCGCCGGAACACAGAAGGGATGACTGCGAACTCAAATAGTGTTACGCTATCAATGTACTTATCATCTGTAAACACATCGGTTCGGTGATACTTATCAAACAACCTTCCGTTGCGAATAACAACGTTTGTATCTCTGTTGTCTTGACCATCAGTAATGTCATAACGAACCACGTTAGAAGGAACGTTAAAATAACCATTAGCGTCAGGTGATGTTTTTACATTTTTATCTGAGTTAAAATGCCAACCCTCACTTTGTACATCTACATTGATTTCACGAAGCAAGTTGTGAATCAAAGAGATCTCTGGGTTGTCAAAATTAAGGCTAGATACTGGAGCTTGACCGATACTCCCCAGAATAGAGTTGACTGCGGATAGTTCGGTATCGAGTGAAATCGTAGAGGGAGTAGACATATAGATAAAAAAAAGGGGCAGCCAAAGCCACCCCCATAAGAGAATAAATCAGAATGCAGCAGGTGGAGTAGCAGTTCCAGCGAACAGCTCAACAGCACAAGCAGGGTTCAGGTAGTCAGCACCCATGGCGAGACGACCCAAGATCACGTCACCCTGGTAAACCACGGAGACGTCACCCGAGGTGACTTGCACTTGAGGACCGATAGCCTCAACACAACCAGCGGCTTCCTTCTGGAAGATAAGTCCGCAGGAGTTAGCGAATTCGGTTTCTTCACCGTACTCGTTGTTGATGCCAGTGACGTCGGCAGCAGCATCTTCAACAGCAGCAGATACGAAGGAACCAAGGTTGCCAGGGCTAGTGGTACCGGGGTTTGTAGCAGAACCGGTGCCGAACTTGGTACCGTACTGAGAGAAGAACGGAATGTTCATGGACTTGTAGATCTTGATACCAGCGATCTCCACAATGCCCTGTCCGCTTTGCAGACCAGTGCCTTGAGTGTCACGGTTAATCAGACCATTGTTACCTACTTCTTGGATAAGAGCGTAGTATTGACGGGGGTTCAAGATGCCCACACGTCCTTCTTGACTGACACCTTTCTCATCCATCGCAGCAGCGGCGTCGAAGAAAGCGGTTGTCAGTTTCTGAGCATTGTAAGCATCAGAAGCACTGGTGGTAGCACCAACGCGAATCTGAGTACCACCCGGCTCAACAAAGTTTGACTTGGTAATCGGAGATGCAGCACGTGCGCCACGGGTGACGGCACGGAAGATCAAACGATCATATTTTTCGGCAAGAGCAAAACCGATCTTTTTAGAAATCTCACCACGCAGTTCGTAGTGGGCAAGAGTTTCATCCAATTCGTACACGAATGCAGAACTGATCAGAAGGTCATCAACAGTGATGGTCTTCTCAGCCACTGGAGGCGCACCATCGGAGTTGCCGAGGATTGCGTTTCCAGGAGTATGATACTCAGCCGTGGTACGACCGGTGTAGATGAACTGCATAGACTTACCGTTGGTAAGCGTACGCTTCATGACCAGATCACGAGCGATCGTGTTATGCTGGA